ATTAGGAGTGTTTACATTTTCAGCAATATACTCAGAATATTTAATACTCTTTTCTAATCCTTCTCCAAGATATTCAGAATAAGCAATATTTTGATCAACCTTTTCAGCAACATATTCAGAATAATCAATACTTTTTTCTAAGTTTTCAGCAACATAGTTAGAATATTGAATTCCTTTGTCAGCCATTTCAGCTACATGTTCAGCATATTGAATACTTCCATCAAGTTCTTCAGCTAAGTAAGACGCATAGTCTTTAATTGAATTTACATTCTCTGCCAAATAGTCAGAGTATGAAATGTTCTTATCAAGATTCTCAGATAAGTATTCAGCATAATCAGTAACCTGATTTACTTTCTCCGCAATATGTTCAGAATACTTAATAAGTTTTTCCATCACCTCATCATTATTAGAGTTGGTTGATTCTTTAACGTTACTTAGAACTCCAGATACATATTCCGTGTACTTTTGAAAATCTTCAACAGTTACAAAATTATTATTTTCCATTGTTAGATCTTTTTTATTATCGGTGTTATTTTCAGTTTCTTCCATTTCATAAATTAAAATACCATCATCATTACTAAAACCAAAAGATTCATTTACTCTTGATAACTCAGCATTCTCAAAGCCAGGATCTGCTACTAAGTCATAAGTAAAAAACTTTTTAATTTTAACCTTTCCACTTTCATCTACTGTACCAGCAGCTCTACTTGAAATATGTAAAGGGATGCCATCTTTAATAAGGGCTTGTGCCTCCTTACCTTTAGATGTATTTAATAATCTGATTTTACCAATAACTTGTTTTTTATCTTTATCATAATCTAAAGATTCAACAACGTGAGAGACGTTAGCCAAACTAACATCAAAATCTTTAGGGTGGTCTAATTCACCTAAAAGCTTATTGGTTTTAACTTTTTCTTGTAATTCATTAATATGAGGCATTACTTCCTTTTCCTCATATATTCTGTTATTCTTGTTACGAACACCAAATTCAGTAAAGACACCTTCTAATACAACTGAACCGTCATCGGCTGTAGTTATATCTAAATTTGATTTTGCTCTTTCAAGAATCAATAATTTTTTTCCTGACATTTTCTCTAGTTATTTGATTTATATATTACAATCTTTGTGGAGTTTTTATCCAAGTCCTGCCAATGGATCTTCATCAGCAGCTCCTTCTTTCTTCTCCGGTTTAAAATCGGCCTTATCTGCACCTAAAAGGATCTTTTCAATATCTTCCTCAGAGTAATTCTCTTTCTCTAAATCAGCTCTTTCTTTGGCTCTTGCATTTGCCTTAAGGTCATCTCTCGTAAACCCACCATATCTCTTAACCAAGAATCCTAAATCGAAGTATGGAATTTCCTCCATTTCTGCTGTCATAGTACTTAATTGAGTTTTTAGGTTACCAATAAAATCAACTCTTTTTGTTTGTAACTCCATTTCTTTCATCTCCTCAAAAACATTATCTTTTACAAAATCAAGTCCTAAACCAGATTTAAATGATACATCATTTTTTAATTCAGGATGATTAAGACACATTTGAAGATACATTGGTTTTACTAGTATTTCCTGAAATATGGATCTTAAGCGATCTACAAATTTAGAAAATTTAATTTCATCTCTTAACATACCACTGGCATCCATATCATATGTATTACCACCTTCTTTATCAAATCTTGAGAAAGGAATTTTTGAAGCCATTTTTAATCTATCAGCAAAATACTTAAGAGATTCAGTATCTCCTAAATCAGGACCATCACCTCCAATTGTACTAATCTCTGGTGATTCCCCATCCTTTGAAGGTAACCAATATTCTTTATTGAATGGCATCATTGGTTTTCCGTTAGTTACAATTTCACCACTCTCTTGATTAAAATCAACCACCTCTCTATATGAATTCATTAACTGTGCAAGTGATTGCTTTGCTCTAGTTTTAGATTTACCACCAACTGGTATAATAAACTGAGTTTTAAATGAAGCATTAGAAACAGCCCAAATAATTCTAGTTGTTTCCATAATTCTTAAAAGATTAAACGATCTTATTAATCTCTCAACATAAGATATTCTCATTGGTGAATTTACCTGGGAGTATGAAAGGTAAATAATTTGAGAATCCCAAAGTTTTCTTTCCTTTGCACCTTGACCTTTATATTGTACCCATTGTTTCTTTCCAGTGTCAGTATCAATACCAGGCATTAAGGAAATAGGATCCAATTCTTTAAATCCTATAATCTCCGTTTGTTTATCATTATAAACTATTTCAAAGGCAAGGAATCCATCAACTAACCATTTCCTAAAATAATTCCAAGGCTGTACTGAATCATTAAAACCAAAGTAATTATAGATATTATTGTATACATCACCTATTTCATCTTCTATAGAAGCAGCAATATGACCATTAAAATGAGAGTATGCCATATAATTAGATTCATCAAATACAATTGCCTCATCTGTAATTACATCTAAGATATCTTCTATTTCATCTTGTACTGCATATTGTCTAAGCTCATCTCTCTTTCTTTCATAATCTTTATCAAAAATAGAAATGTTTTTCTTAAGTGTAGTATCAGTTAATGAAAGTGCCGCAAATGCTCCATACATATCATCAGCATCTGAGCCCATAGGATTAAACGTATAACCCATTTGGTTTTCAGTAAAACCTACTGCACGTGAATTACGAATGATCATATCATCGTATGCCATGCCTAAATTAGAAAGATCTTTTAAAATTTTTCTAACTGGGTTACCAGTACTTAAGGGTCCTCTTCTATCAGTAAAACCTGCCATATTGTTTTATCTTTTATTGTTTATATATTCTTGTAATATAATGCTTGTGCCTCATTTATATTTCCTCCAAAGAAATGGTTTTGATTGTTAACGGCACCTATATACCAATCTTCATATCCTAACATTCTTGGTTTTTTAATTCTATCCATTCTATACTGTCTAATAGCATAGGTTATATTATACTTTCTACCTAATGAAGACTTTAAGTTTTCATATGTAAATTGACTTAGTACGGTTTGTGATTTAGGTTTACCTGGAGCCTTCTTTATTGCAGATTGTATAGTACCCTGAAATGATTTAACTACATCATTAAGAAATGGAATTCTAGCTTCATAAGGAATGTAATGTAAATTTAAACCTAATTGGTGATTATCTATACTTTTACCTAAACCTAAAACAATAGGATAAGTATCATAAAAAGTTTCATCAGGTGTAAAATATTGAAAAGAATACATTTTACCATTTTCTAATGTTCCTTTCCCACTACTTCCTATTTTATTTAAATCTTTATCAGATGCTTTAGATGCCCCACCTCTACCTTTATTTTCAGTAAGGTAAACATTTAAGTCTTTTTGAAATGATCCTTCTATTGCCATTAGAATAATTTTGAATCTTCGGTTAAAAGCATTACTTTAAAGTTTCTCTGTTTTGCAGCTTTATTTAATGCTTCAGTTTTACAAAGGTTTCTAACATATGTTTCATAACCATACTGAAAGTTTTTTAATGCCTTTGCTGTTTTTCTCTTTGGTGGTTTAGGTTTTTGTAATTGTGCCTTAGGTTTTATTTCTACTACATACTCTTCAATAATACCTTCCTTATTCATCTTAACATAAAAGTCTGGGTAATAATTATGAAACTTTTTATCTAGCATATTAAAATACTTTATTGAGAATGGCTCAGATATCCAATTTATTACCTCTTCATTATGATCACACCAATGACAAAACTTTCTTTCCCAACTGCTTCTGTATATAATAGGACCTGGTCCCATATACTTTTTAGGATTATGTGGTTTATAATAACCTTGCTTAAATCCTGATTTTGCAGTTGGTTTTACTTTCTTTATACTCATTAACTTTAAATAGTGTAAATGCCGTCACTATCCGCACTACCATTAATTGATACAGTACCAGCATATTTCTTTGGATGTAATTTATTCCACCCTTTTGCAAATCCTCTTTTAGCTATTTCAGTAAAATAAGCAAATGCATTAGTACTTTTCTCTGGATTAAAATTTCTCCAATATCTATAAAGATCCATATAAGCATAAGCTATACAATCTTGTCTATCATCAGGGTTTGCATATGATAATTTTCTAGAACATTTATCTGCTAATAACATTAGGAACTCTAATGCCTTTGGTGTTAGTTCTCCCTGTTCTTTAGATATAATAATCTGTTCAAGGAGATCTCTATTATTTAAGTAATTTCTTTTTCTTGCCATTCCATAAAGGTTTTATTTATTATTATATACAAAAAAAGCCGATAGTTTATTATTGACTACCGGCCTTTTAGTTGGGGTGTGTATAAAATTATATCTTAACGTTAAGTTGACCTTTAGGACAAATTGTAGTTTTTCCAGATTTAGGATCAATACATTCTAATGAATCATTATCACCTAATGAAGTATAGTCTTCAGCACTTACCATAACTTCTTGACCTTTTCTAAGACCATTTCCGTTCTTATTAATTTCAGCTTCAACGAAACCGTCATTTAAATAATCGTTACGACTTTTTTTTTCTGTTAAAGATTTTACATTTAATTTTTTAGGTTCACCTTTCTTTTTAAGTTCATCTTCAATATCTTCAGCTCTATCTTCATCAACCGATTCATCTTTCTTATCCTCATCTTCTTCTTCATAATCTTCACCGTCATGAGTTTTAGATTTATCGCCTTTATTTCCACCTAAAACAACTCTGTCATAAGTTTCTTGTAAAGATTTTTCAAACTTAGAAATTTCTTCTTCTAATAAATTCATAGCTTCAGTAAGTTCTTCAGTTTCACCAAGCTTATCAATAGCTTCTTTAACTTTAGTCTTCTTTTCTTCCAAGAAAGATATCTTGTCAGAAATATCAGATCTTTCTTTTTCTATTTTAGCAACTTCATTATTTTCAGCAATTAATCGCTCAGAAAGAATTGGGCTAGCATCATAATTAATAAATTCTTTTACTAATTTAACAGTTTCTGTTGCAGATTCTACTAATATCATTTCATTTAAGTGCATTGCAGAATTTACCTTATTAACATAGATACCTTCTTGAACAGCAATCATAGTTAAAAACAAATTAGTAAATTCATTTGAAGTAATATTTGTAAAATTATCCATTTCAGCAAGAAGATCAACAGATTCAAAGAACTTACATACATTATCAATTTTCCATTGATTTCTATAACCAAAGAAGTTAAGAGCCATTAAAGATTCTTTTAGTTCGATAATACTTGCATTACTTAAATCAGTTTCTCCTAATTTTAAAGTACCTTCAGATAAATTGTATTCTAATGTTTTATTATTACCTTCACCGAAAGTTATTAAAGTACCATTAATATTTTTAAACATTCCTAAACCTTCTAATACATCGAAGAATCTTGGATCTTTAACTTCAGCTTCAGTAATTGATTTTCCATCAAAGTTATAATTCTTTCCATGTAAGTGGAATGTTAAACCATTTTCAGATTCTAAAACTGGTGAAAGGATTGTAGAAATTATTCCTCCTCCATTTGCAGTAGCTTTATTATCTTCAGCTTTCATTTCATTAATGATTGACTTACAATCTAATGACCAAGGGTTTTTTGCAGCAATTGCAGAAAATTTAGATTTAATAGAATCAGAAGATTCTGAAAGTAAACCTTCTAAATCAGTTACTAATCCTTCATATAATTTTCCTCTTTGTGTTTTTGTTCTTTCAATAGCCTCAGATATTCTGAAAGACCATTTAGAATCAGTATAAGCACCTTCAATATAAGATCTTAACTCATTAACTGGATTTAACCATTGTGAAGATCCTAAATTTCTATGAAGATCTTTTGCAATGCTAAACTTAAGCATAGGATTAACACTGTTTTCTATCTCTTCACTGATTACTTCAGTTTCTTCGTTTTTAAATCTCATAGGAAATGCCTTCAGAGATTCTTCTAAAATGTTAAGGGCATTCTTAGCAGTATAAGAAGTTCTCGAATTATCCGAGTTCATTTCCTTTAAAGCCTCAATGCTCTTCATAACATTTTCGTGCAGTTCAGCAATTGTAAATTTCATTTTGTTATGATTTTTTTGTTTATTATTATTTTCTGTAATTTGATTTCCTTTGAAGGCATTAATTGCACTCATTCCTAATTGTTGAGGTATACCCATACCTACAAGAATTGCAAGTACTTGTGAGTCTGTCATTGGACCACTTTCAATAACCTTACCATTTTTACCATCTAGTTTTGTTTTACCACTCTGGTTAAATAAAACACCAACAATATCAATTAATTGTTGGTTAGGTGCATTAAGGTAAGGTGCATCAGTATTTACGCCAGCTTGTTTCTCAATTGAACCATCAACGTAAACTTGAGTTTGACCTTCTTTAATAACTTTTTCCATATTATAGAATTTGATTTGTTTTATATATTCTAAGATCTTAGAGTTAATTATCCTTCGTCACCGTTAGCATTTCTATAAACCTTACTAGCATCTGTTTCTGTAGGTGATGGAGAAGAATCTATCTCCCTTTCATCATAAGGACCGCCTACTTCCTTATTTGTTATAGTGTTATATCCTTGATTACTTAATAGGCTTTCAAACGGAGCAACTTTTAAATCAGTATCCGTGAATTTAAAGGTTTGGAATACTCCACCAAAATAAATTCCCATATTGCCATTATCATCACATCTTAATTGACCTACACCAACAGCATCAGGATTAAGCCTAATAGCTTCTTGTGTTATATAGTCTATTTCTGGTAAAAGAATACCGCTTTCAAACACTGGCATAAATGATCTTAATTCCATATCAAAGGTAACCTGAAATTCTTTCTTGTCATTTAATCCCCATTCAAATAATCTATCTTGTGAAAAATCTTCTGGTACTGACATAGATGCATTAACTCTAAACATTCCTAAATCAACGTTAAATAATGTACCTTTGTAAAGCTTGCTCATTATAGCTTCAGTTACCTTTAACATTTCCAAATTATTTGAACATATAATAGTTACACCGAAACCTACAGTAACAGGTAAAAAATTTGTCATTAAAGAAAATGTCTTTAATACACCATCCCATTCTCTAACAAACTCAGCTCTTGTAAATTTGTTTGTTTGCTCATCTGAATTAATAGACATTGAATTCATTTGAATAATACCCCTAGGTACTACTTCATAATCACCTATTGCCTTGCCTTCCTTTTCGGCATCAAACATAAAATTATCTAAAAGAAACCTTTCATTACCGGATATTGAATAGAAAAAAGGTACTTCAATCTTTTTTAAAGTATCTTCATCTACTTGGTTATAATAATAAACCTTTTTACTTAATTCGGCAAGCATACCTACTACTAGGTATCTGAGAATAGTGTTATCTTTATTAAATTCTTGATTATATGCTGACATTCATTGGTCTTTGTTTATATACTATTTATCCAATAGATTCAATGTTAAATTCACTAAAGCCTGCATCCTTGGTAATTTCAATCTTTTTATCAAAATATTCGCTCGGTAAAACTGTATGGTTGATAACAAAGGTATTAAGGCCTATATCTTGAATAGTATTATGAAGTATATTAATTATATGGTGGACACCATCAGAGTCAATAGAAGAGAAGATTTCATCTAAAAATAAAATATTTAGAGATGGGAACCTAACTTTAATCATTTTCATTAATGCCATAATAATTACAAAATCTACTTTCTTCTTTTCACCTGTACTCAATGTCTTTGGGCTTATTTCAGTTCCTAGATGATGGAGAGAGCAATAAAACTTTTCATTAAATCTAATACCAAAAGGTATACCCATTTCTCTTCCCATCAAAAGAATATGATTATTAAAAGAAGGGAGTATAGATCTTACTGCTAAATTCTTAATACCATTTTCTCCCATTATGTTTTCTAAGATAGTTAAATAATAATCCTCACCTTCACTTTTAAGCTTACCGGTAGTTTTATCATCTTTACGAACTTTAAAGTCTTTTACTAATTGCTTAAGGTGTGTGGATGATTCTGATTCATCTTTATCTGCCATTT